TAGACTTTGAAGCGGTCTGGCCGGATCGATCAGATAGGCTCTTGCCGCCTTGCCTGCATATGCCGCCGCCCATTGATGAACATGGGATTGAGCGAGTACCTCGACCGCCATCACTGATAACTGCGCACTATTTCGTGTTGCGCCAAACGTCACCAGATTGGCAAAAGTGTCTCGATAGGCACTCCAAAGATGGCCATAGTGCTGACGAATCCAGCCCCAGCGGCCGGTATCACTAAAACCATATTCGGTTTCCCATGCCGTCAAACTGGTTGCATCGGTGTAGGGAATGACGACATGCTCATACTCGTTTTCGCCGAGGTTGCTGATCGCGGTGGTAAAGGTTGGCACCCCGGCGCCCGAAGCCATCGCCACGTAGGTAACGGTCATGCCCGTTGGCATCACCTCACCACCGATCGCCCCGTAATAATTATCCGACAACTTGATGTCGTTGCCGTAGATTCCCTTGCCCCGACAGGTCAAAGTCACGACACCAACAGCAGGAGCCGCCGTCACCATCAGGTCCTTGTTGGCATTGATCGCCGCCGCAATCGCTGTCGCGACAATGGTCACCGTATCGGTCGCCGCCACCGTGACGCCAACGTGAACTCCATGGACATACAGATGGAATGTACCCGCCACCGTCGGAGGAGTCGCAACCGTAACCGTACCGCTCGCCGCCGTGCTGCCCTCGACTACAGGAAGTCCAAAAGCACTACCGGCGAAATTGTTGGCCAGGTAGGCCTTGAACATGTTGGCGAGCTGACTGCCCTGACCAAACTGATAATCAGCCTGTGCCTGCGATGAAATCGCAATCGGAATATTGACTGGCGCTTTTGCCGTCGCTGTCAGTTGCACGCCGACCAACAAGACATTCTGTTGATTGATGGGAAGACCAGCCTTGCTAGGATCTACTTCCACCCAATAGAGCGGAACCTTCCAGTTTGATGGAATACGATTAAAACTAATAGGCATGACTCATCTCTCCTTCTGTTATTGAAAGTCAGGCGACTCTCGCCTACGGCGTTTTCTTGGTAGCCTTTGGCTCTTCTGCTGGTACAACCTTCGACGCTTCTATCGTCACGTCGCCATCCATGATGCGCCGATGCGTGAAAGAATCATCCGGCCATTCTGCCGAACCATCTTCTCGAAAAGCAAGATTGCCCTGCGGATGAGTGATCAGTCTTTTGACAACATCGTTCTTTGCAAACACTCTCATCTCATTTCTCCTATTCGTTATTCTGCTCCAGATCATACTCGACCTTCACCTGCTGAACCCTGCTTGCATCCCCATCGATCGGAAAAACAGTCTCAACATGAATAATCTCAAGATCATCAGGCACATAAGGAGGATAAGTGATAGTGCCAAGATCACAAGAAATTTCCAAACGCAATTCAGCAATCGGCGTTTCATTATCCTTTGCCATGTTACCAAAATTATGCTGACGCGTACCAGCCGAGAATGCCTGGATCTTGAAGATATCATTGTCATACAGGGTGTGATCGGCGAACAATCCTGTCATAATTGCCTGACTTGCGGCATCAAGCTGATACTCAGCAGCCGTCGTGTCATTATTGAGAATGATCACACCAATACCGATGCGCGCTATGGTCCTGAACCTGACCTCACCCACATTTGGATCACCATCGGGTGACATCTGTTCCTGCAACAGGTACACGCCACAGAAGGGTAATGACGGTGTCTGTATCTGGATTGCAGTGTTGGTACCGAAATTAAATGTAGCAAAGAAAGGCATTAGCTTGATACGGTCGAGAATCCCATCCCGCACCAGAATGGGATACGAGCGTTGCACGTGCACGACACGCGGAGACTTGCCGTGTAAACGCAAGTCTCTTTTGAATGGTACGATCATATTTTTATACCCCGCCACGTACCCCTGTCAATCGAACTCACTTTTGAGGACGTATCAACTTGATATTGTTCCTGCATATAATCAAATAAAATCTGTGCAATGTGTTTCGAAATACCCAATGCTTTAATCGTTAGTAACGCAGCAGGAAAAGGTTCGTGAATATTAAGCACACCAGATTCCAAAAGTACTCTCAACTCTTTCTTTTCTCTCTTAGTCATGGTTTATGCACCATCAACCTGCGCAGATCCAAAGTCGTCTCGCCGCCGCCGTTACCCTTGGTTTCGATCACCTCGAAGCTGCCAATCGCAGGTAAGTCTGCACTGGCACCAATCAACAATGTATCTCCCTGCATTGGCAGCACGGTAAATTCCTGCTCGATGATATCAAGGATCGTTCTGGTATCCGAAAAACTTGAAGTACCATCAGCCAAAACATCGATCGGCTCGGTACCATAAACGCCCCTTGCCGTATAAGCTGGCTGACCGGGTTGACTGACCAACGGTGTGAACGTCACTGGCCGTGCGAACACATTAAAGGTCGGGTTGTAAACCTGTGTGCCAAAATTAACTGCCATCTTGGCTTCTCACAAAATCTCGCGCCGCCAATCGACCATAGCGCCGATACCGACGCAATCTACGTTTATTCCTGGATGTCTTGGACTTGCCTTTACCAACAGCAGGAGAACCAACAAACGGATACCCCAATCTTCCAAACGTCCATTCGCCACCAGCTCGGCGTTGTCCACGACGGGTTGATACCATCTGAAATGATCCAGCTGGTATACGTGGTTGCGATCTCCAATCATGCTCCCAAGCCTCTGCCATCCAATCATCGCGTGACTTTGCCCAACCACCACGCTGCCAGACCGCCTTGCGATCACTAACGTGTTGTGAAAATGCTTCTTGCATCTTCTTCAACAAATCACGTCCTTTAAACTTAAATTTAAGTGGACGCTCTAATTTATGTAACTCACCAACAGCAATCCTATCAAGCTCGCTAATGCTTTCACTTTCCACAAATTCCGAAAATCGATTAGCGACCTCTAATGCAAAACCAAATGGAGTTTCGGCGACGGCACCCATAATAATACTAGCGCCGTAACTAACGACCTTCTCTTCCACATAGTCCGACAGCAACTCAACGCCGAACATACCTTAAACCTCGATATGAATATAAGCGGTCAACAGATTTGCAATCGCACGCCTTGCCGGACTGCCACCACCACCTCCACCACCGCCACTGGCTAGCGCCTTGATCAGCGAGCTCGGATCAAAGTAAATCACGCGGGCATCCTTGTGACTAACCATTCTGATAGTTGCGTCACCACGCAACGTCGCATAATAGGCTTCACGGATCATCAGAGTTGTCGCCTGCCGAAGTGCCTTTGGCGTCTCGGCCGGAAGATCATAACCACCATTATAAATAAACGTGGACGGATCTGACCACGTCGTTAGCAGCCGCGTTATCTTGCCTGACTCGTAGTCCACCTCGTAGTCCGTATTCTCAATCAGTATATTACCCTTGGCATCCACAACACTAAAAACCGTGTCAATCGGATAATGCGTCATCTGCAATCGTTTGCTGCCAGAATTTATTTCGCGATAAACAGCCTTCAGCTTCTCCTTGGCGAAGGTTCGATTGCATTCCGTTGCAATCTCATCCGAACTCCAGTCGATCAGCATCTCCACAAGATCATCCGTGTTCTCGTCAGTAGACGACACAAGGTTAAGACCCAACCTCGCCTCGTAATTGGTCAAGAAGGCACTATCCTTAGCTTCTTCTATAATAGTTTCGGTCAACTGCATCAGTTGCCTCCCGACCGATCAGCATCATATTGTTCGAACAAGGCACGTGCCTGCAACGCTGGTCCTTCTGATCCATCACTCATGACAGGAATAGCTGTGTATTTGTCCAGCTTCCACCCGACGATCTCAAGACCAGGCGCGCCCTTATCTCCCTGCACACCCTTGATACCGGCAATGCCCTGTGCGCCCTTCTCACCCGGCTTGCCCTGCTTACCAACGGGACCAGCTTTCCAATCGGGTCCGGGGCACTGACCCGGATTGTCCTTCTTGGCGATAAACCAAGTCGAATTAAGCGTCACAATATCCAATGCCTGATAGTCAATTACAGTCGAACCATATGTATCGCGAACCCGAAAGCTCTTACCGTTGATACCGTCACGGCCATCCTTGCCATCCACACCTGGTGCTGCAAGCACCAACCAATCATCATGACCAGGCATCTTTGCCGTATCGCACTTTGCCTGATAGGTACCACCACCATGAACGACTACGTCACCCTCGTAATGAATACGATCCGTCCAAGCCCTGACGGAAGGGAGTTTGCCACGTGAGCCTTCTATTCCACGTTCACCTTGTGCTCCTGCAGCACCGTTATCTCCACGCTCACCCCGTTCGCCTGCGATACCTTGAATCCCTTGCTCCCCCTGATATCCTCGCTCACCCTGTATACCCTGCTCACCGCGTAAACCTGGTTCACCGCGTTCACCAATCACACCTTGAAGTCCTTGCTCTCCACGCTCACCTTTTAAACCACGATCGCCATTCAAACCATCATTGCCGCGTTCGCCCTTCTCACCGATCGCACCTTGCTCACCAACATCACCAATCTCTCCCTTCTCGCCGCGATTTCCGCGCTCACCAATCGGACCCTGCTCTCCTTTTTCGCCGCGCTCCCCGCGTTCACCAATAACACCAGGCAAACCTTGCTCACCACGCTCACCATGCTCACCTCGCTCACCTGACGCGCCAACCTCTCCTCGCTCGCCCTGCAAACCTCGCTCCCCTTGAAGACCTTGCTCACCTCGGGCGCCAACCTGACCCGGCTCACCAGGGAGACCAACCGGGCCAGGCTCGCCCTGCAAACCACGCTCCCCTTGGGGGCCGCGTTCGCCTGCCGGCCCTTGTTCACCGTCGCGACCGTTGCGCAGTGAAGCAATCTTGTCTTTCAAATCCTGCTGTAATCTTGTGGTAATTAACTCACGCTCAGCATCGCGCTTTTCAAATGTAACTATAGCTATGCTTAAACGCGACTCGCGTTCGGCATCACGTCGCTCAAGATCAGAAATAGCAGCGTTGACACGCAGATTAAGTTCACGCTCGACCCTTCCAGCAACGGCACCAAGTTCATCCGCTAGGAGGTCCAAGAATTCTTGATTGTCGCTCGCAAGACGATCTGAATTGGATTCTGACTCGATTGAGACTGACTCGATTGAGACGACGGACCCTGTCATACGAAATATCCTTTGATGCAGTCGGAGCTGTTGGCTGCGACTGAGGCACAGGTGAAGTAGGGATAGCGCCTGCTGCGCTTAGCGGGACCACCTGCGATTGAACGCGGGGTTCTTCTCCGAAACCGCCCTTCACCTTCGGCAAACCAAAATCCGCGCGAGCGTAGTCAGGCTCAAAGATGCCACCCTGCACGCCCTGCGTAAATGCTTCAACACGGTCTTTGAACGCCGACCGCAACAGTGCTGCCGTATCGAATTCCAAATAATCATTCGGATAACCACTAAGACCAAAAATATTTCCAATCGCTTCTTCCAAATGGTTCAAGCAAAAACCCAATGATGACGCCAGCCAGCTTTGCATCAAAGCTTCAGTGGTGTTCGCTGGACCACCGCCACCAATTCCCAAAATCTGCAACGGTATACGATATGCCAACGCAACATGCTGGTCGGACATCTTCATGCTTTGGACAAGTTGAGAATCAACATTGTTCATTCCCCAAGGCAATGGCTTCAAACCAGCTGTCAAAATAGGTGTCTTGCCAGCACCCAATCCCTTTGTCTGATCATCCCATCGATCGCGCAATTGTTGAACCTGATCCTTATCCAACGTCAAATCAGTTCCAAGCACGGCGCTTGGCCGTGCCTGATTAAGAAAAAACTGCAACTGTTGAGCGGCCATTGCATCGTTAGCGGCGATATCACGTGCCGCACTGATGACAGGACTCTCACCCAACATCGGATTGTACGGTGACGTCTTCAGTCTGACATGCAACACATCACGCTGTGGAACCAACAGTGGCTTATCCACAAGACGTTCAATCACTGGATTGCCAGACAAACTATAGTAAATACTTCCATCATAGGCAATATTAGCAGCACAGCCGCGTGGGTTCATCAGGTGAATGGAGTCAGCTTCGAAACGATCATTCCTCAAAATCACCGCGTAGATGTTACCATGCGAGTACAGCGAGTAGACGGCATTCAACAAGAAATCGGAGATACTCTGATATGTATTAGGTTTTTTTACAAAGCGAGACAGCGCCGAGTTCGTGACACGTTGACGACCCGACGCGGGATCAACCATTCGCCAATGATCACCGGGACACATTGCGACCGTCTGTGCGTAAGCTCCAGTACAAGCTTCGACAATCGCCGATGGCGTATAACCCGCGAGATTGAAACCATTTTGCCACCAGTTCAGACTTGAACCAACCTCAGCCGGCAGCCAACCACCCGACACGGGCAAGAACCACGGACCAGGACTGATCTCACCCTCACCCTTGGTGATGATCTCGCCATTGCTACTACCAGCTTTGACACGATAGCGTGGCTTGGTTACGATATGAACCATCTCATGATTCCACGTGCTTTACATTTAACGTAGTATATGTCTTGCCAGTATGTCGGTACAAATCACATCCATCAACATCCCTGACCCGATTAGGTCCCCAATCACTACTTCCTGCCTTGGGCGTATACAATTCTTTTGATGGCGGCATTCTTATCGTGCAAAATCCCATATTCTGATAAAAACCACTCTTGAGGTAACGACTAAAAAATACACACGATCCACAAGTACCGCGTTCAGCAGTCAAGCCAACCGGTAGCACGATCTTTCCATGCTTCATAATAACAAGAGCAATCGCAATAATTGCATTTACCGAAACAATCAGCAGCACGTAGCTCGCCAGTATGATCTCAGCCGGAACTGTCTTATTGAATTGTGGAACGACTCCGAGAATCAACGACACGTACCAGGAGATCGCAGAAACAGTTCCGATAAAGATTAAAAGTAAGCACTGTGATCTCGTAAGATCATCAAGCAAATGCCGTCCAAGATTCAACTTAATCTGTGGAATTACCAATGAATGCACCATAATAGAATTCAGAGTCAGCACAGCAACGATAATGATCTTAGCAAACAATTTCGGATTATCAATCTTTGCTAAATCATAGAACTCATAATAGATCAAAAAACCAAACCCTGACAACCATAACAAGATTAAACCTATGGTAATTACCTTGGAGGAGAAAACAACGATGCGAATGGAAGTCTCCTCTATCCTCCGCATCAGCACAAACTTAAAAATAATCAGATCAAGAAGTGTTACAGCTCCGACACCCAGGATAATGCCAACGAAATGCACTAACCTGAGAGCAGACATGATCCATGGAACCAGCTCAAGTGAAATGGTGCCGAAATCCATCTCATTCTCTTACCTTGATAATGCACCGCGATCGTGAAATAGCGTTAGCATATTCCTTCGACTGATTTGCAATCAATAGATTGCAAATGATAGTAGCATCTTCGCGAGTAGTCGAATCGATCCACCCCTCGGGAATGCCAGGACCATTATAAAGCGCGATGACCAAAATCATCGGAGCTTCGGCGGCGATCGCTACTGTTGAACCCAACAGTAGCAGAATGAACAATAACAGTTTCATCATCCGATATCCCAGTGAAAGTGTTCGTGATGAGGTAAGAGATCGGCCACATGATCACTATGCCCAGGCAGTGTTGGCGTGAGCAAGGTCGCGGGCGGCGGCGGTGGCGTGGTATTGGACAGCGCCGTCAGGATGGTGGTGCCGTCCGGATTGTAAGTACCACCATTGACAGGCACGTTATTACCAGACACATCCATCGCATTGGCGTGGAAGCCTTCGGCAGCATTGGTCACCAGTGCCAGATTGTGCGTCTGGAGACCTTTGATCATCGCAGCAACATCCGCCGCTACAGTCGAGTTGGGACCAAGCGCCAATTCATTATCAAAGCGTGCCTCGAAAATGCCACCCTGCGCGCCGTCGAAGTTACCAATATTGGTTTCCCAACCAAGTAGCACTTTCTCAAACGCCTGAATTTGCGCGTGGCTACCGGTCTGCACAAGTTGCTCAGCTTGTGCCCCAAGCGTATTGCCTGATGCGATGAAGTCGGCCCAAAAGTTGGTCTGTGCCGCGTTATCCTGGAAACGTGTCGGAACCACATTGGTCGCGGGAGCCGGAGTCCAGCCATTAACACCAAATGCATGAGCCATGTTCTGTAAATTCGTGTCGCCAGTAACGATGTCGGTAATGTCGAGCAGATTATCGTTGGTTGACCGCGCTGCATCGACATTGAAACCATACTGGTTGTCGAAATTGGTCAGTTGCAGATGGATCTGATCAACAATAGTCTGGGCATGAATGCCCGTCGCGCCGCCGAACTGTTCCGGATGATCATGCATCAGCTTGATCAATCCATTCTCGACGATGGTCAGATCAGTCTGAATTTGCGCCGCACCATCCGGCGTTGCATTCAGTCCGCCAAGGAATCGCGACTGGGCATCGTCAAAGATCACGCCCAACTCGGCAAACGTCGCGTGTGGCGTCTGATTGGTAATCGGAGTTGCCGATGCAGGTGGCGCAAAATTGAACCCAGGATTACCGTCCTGAATACTAAGCGCCTGCAACAGCGGATCGTTCTGAATGGTGTTAATAATGTCGAGGTGCGCAGTGCGCAGCGCCTGTTCAGACGCCGGATCGTTATTCACCACACCCGGTATACTGGCCAGTTCGATAGTGAGATCCGCCAACACAGTATTGACATGGGTCAGCTGATCGCCCGAGAAATCTCCAGCAGCGATTTGTGCCATCAATCCTGACTGAACCACCAGCAGATCATTAGTGACGCGAACATCAGTTCCAAAACCCTGATTGCCATCTGGCACCACGTTATGCCACAATCCACCCAAAATTTCGCGCGTAACGTCATTGAATTTGTCGTTGAAGTACAGATCTCCTGGATTCAGGTTAGCAACCGCCATGTCCATTCTCCTCTGTCACTTATTTATAAAACCCCCAGAAATGTTTCATTTCCATTTTCATCTATCGGTGACATCATCGCTTGATGAGCTTGTCCGTCTTTTAATATCCAGTACTCACGACCATTATCGACTAACACGAAATATTTTTCTGTCAATTTACCCAACATCAAACCGATATCTTTTTCTCGCCAGGCACTGGGATAATTGGGATCGACCCTTGCAACAATGTTTTTCTCATCCCCTGATGGATGCAGTACCACCTTGCATTTATCGGGTCGCAACTTGGATGCTAGTTTCTGGTAACCTTGCTGGCTCTGCAGCCATAGACATTTGAATGCAGCACAACTCGCAGGCCTGTCCTGATAGATCTTGCAGCCAGTACCAATAGCGCAATGTTCGCACCAGGTGTTCTTGTGTTTCTTCAGCTCGTTAACGAACAGAAGCTTGCAACAAAGATTGCAAGTACCACAGTGATTAGGCACCGGCAAACTCACCATAATATTTCCTTTCAGCCAATCGTCTTGCTTTCGCCGCCGTTTTTAATGAATCAAAAATTCCAATATGTGCTTTCTTCCCATCGATATTTATGGTGACCCTGAATTTACTACCAAACAAACCAACTCCGGTAACACCGGTTTTATTGTTCTTAGCAATAGAGCGGTTTTTCCCGTTTTGAATCTGCGCAGCTTCTCTTAAATTTTTCCAACGATTGTTTCCTTGATCACGATCTTCGTGATCTATACCAATCTTAGGGAATTCACCTTTGACAATAACCCAGGCAATAACGTGAGCCATGAAGTGCTTGCCATCTATGTACAACCGTCGGTAATTACGAACTGATTTGTTTCCTTTGAACCAACCCTTGGCCTGGCGAATGCTTGGTTTATTCCATTTAAACAAACCACGTCGTTTGTCATACAACAATAAATCATGAATTCTCTTTGGTGTGATCATACTCAAGAATCACTTCCAGAATTATTTCGTACTCTTTCCCAATAATTTTTCTCTCTCACAATACGAACTAAACGAAGTCCCTCAATGATTAACTTCCGCTCGACTAACGTGAGGTGCAAGGTGCGCCCACTACTAAGATCATCAATAAGCTCATCAACTTCATATACATCACGCATTTAAGTCTTACTCAATCGCAATTGCTTGACACCCGAAGGGTCATGGATTTCTGCGTTCAAAAGATCGAACGCCGAATCCCAGTAGGTCGGATCAGCCTGCGGATAGATCTTGAGCGTAGGGTACCACCAATCTTTATGCCACCAACGCCAATCACGCTTGAACGGAATTACAACATGAGCATTGGGATGGCCCATAGCCCCGGCTAGGTGTGCGGTAGACGTATCAACCGTCACGATGACATCCAGCGTCTCCATCAACCTGACTGTTTCCTTGAAATCCTTTGACATCAGTGGGTGAATACCAGAAATTTCCTCCTTGGTTCTTTGCAACGAAAAAAGCTCGTAGCCTTCGACGTTCAAATAGGTCAGAAAACGTTTAAGACTGAAGGAGCTCTGCGTGACACCAGACCATGTGATCCCCATCTTACCACCAGTGAACTTAAAGTCTGCGGGGATGTATGGTGCACTGGGGATCGTCATTTGTGTAACGCATCCCGTCATCCAAAGCGTATTAAACCACACCGTTTGTGCGTCAAATACCGAGCAATCTTCTGGAATTGTCGTTATAACCTTTACACCATACCCTTCCATGAGACTTGCAATCTCAGGATAGACCAACAGTGTCACACTTTTGCAGCGCTCAACAAGTTTGGGTAAAATCCGCATATACATAATCGCATCACCATAACCCTCTTGGTGATAGATGATCAAATTGCATTTGTTTCCCTGCCACAACGGCAATGAGGTAATTCGCTTGAGAGCGTCCTTGGGCCACGTAACCCAATCGAAGGACTTCCAATGCCAATCGTATTCTGGCATCCCCTTGACATAATCACCAATTGCCAACATGGCAAGACATCTAGCCAATCGTGACAACGCGTGATTTGGATCTAAGTCCATAACTGCTTCAAATTCCAGAATGGCCTGGGCGTGACGATTGCATTGCATCAGGGCCCAACCACAATCGTAGCGGTGCTCAATGATGCGCTGCTTAGTTGCGGGAGAAAACCTATCAAAACCCATGGTAATCTCTCCAAATCAACGAGCAGCAAGCAGGACAGTAAATGTTACGCCTGGATCAGTACCACCCGGTAATGGTCAAGTTCGCCCTGAATGTTTTTGCCAGAGCATTACCTGAAGGAAAATGCCTAAGATTACTATTAATAAGAGGATCACCTGATCCTCAGTTGACAGAAACACTAAAAACAGAAGCAGTAGCGTTATCTGTAAGACGAGTAAAATTAACACCATCTAAAGATTGCTCCAACCATACCTGACACGCACCAGAAGTAGTCCCTTCAGCAATCACTTGCATCGAAAACTCAGATTTAAGCTCTTCGAATGCAATAGCATCACTAGGGCCTGATACAACAGACGCGTCCAATAAAAATACAACGGATGAATCCAATTTCTTGATCATTTTAGTTTCCTCTCAATGCTACGTTTATACGTTCAAACGGTGCATCCCAATTATCAGGATCGTACTGCGGATAGATCTTGATCGTCGGATACCAAACGTCCTTGTGCCACCAACGCCAATCACGCATATACGGCAAAATCAAATGTGTTGACGGATGACCCATCGCACCAGCCAGATGTGCCGCTGCAGTATCGACTGTTATGACGTGATCGAGCCCTGAGATGATTTTGGCCGTATCAACAAAATTACCAACACGAAGAGGATAAAGACCATCTGCATCACCCAGCTGCAAGCTTTGGATGTTATAACGATGCACAA